TGTTGCTGTTTAATATTTGCCCTGGCTCCAGCTTCTCTAAACTCTGTTTCTGTTTCTGGAAACTTATCCATCTCCAGATTCCTACGAATCATTTCTTTACCCAGATCAGATTGCCCTTCTATTTCACCTGTTTCCTGGCTAATTCCAAGTTCCATTGCTTCTTCTTTCGTAAGAGATCTTGCAAAGTTGGTAATATCATCATCGGTTAATTGTCGCAGTTGACCAGACTCAATGGCTTCTAATCCTTTGGATTTGGCTTTTTCTAATTTATTTTTAGACCTTTTGTCTAATGCTTTTCCTGTACCCCTAACACCTACTGAAAAACCACCAATAGCAAAGGCTTCAGCTAACCATTCTTCTGCTGTAGGCATTTTAAATTCGTGTCCTTCTACTCCAGATTGTAAAAAATCTGTAAATCTTTCTTCCATTAACTCTACTGGAACTGATTGTATACCTGCCTGCCTAACTGCTTGCATAAATTTACCAGGAGGTACATTTGGGTTTTTGCGAATTAATCCTTTTAGTAAACCATGAACAGCACTTTCTGGATTACTTTTTAAAAAAGTTTTAAACTCTTTACCTAAAAAGGGAATAGACTCCCCAGATTGTTCACCTAACAATTCTAAATAAGTCAATAAATATCCATCTACAATAGACTTGCCTAAACTTTTCTCATTACTGGATAATACTTCCAGCTTGCCATCTAATGCTCGATTTAATTCATAATCTGGTAATAATTCATTACTGGCATTTGATACTACCCTACTAAACATTTTTGGATTTATGGTTCTTGCAAGTGTCCCTGTAGTTGCACCTACTACGCCTTTAACAGCCTTTAATCCAAACCTATCTGCACCTTCTTTAATGATCTTCTTACCTTGTTTAGATAAAACCCAATTCACTGACTCTTGTAATGCTTTTTGCCCTGCTTTTCTTCCAGCAGTATATGTACCAGCAGTCGTTGCAAATTCAAAAGCGTAAGCAGGAAGTTGTATCATTATATCCATAACCATTGCCCCAAAGTCACTATCTCGTTCCATTTCTAATTGGGCATTCATAACAATTGCATAATCTTGTTGGTCAGCAGTATTTCTTTGTATGTCTTTAATAGATTGCAGAAGGTCTAATGCTTCATAGGCTTCAACTCCACCACCTAAATATGGCAGTTTACTACCAAACTTTTTATAATCTGTGAATGTTTCTTTTAAGGTTCCTAAAAATGTACGCTTTGGTTCAAGTATACCTTCGTCACTTAATCGTTTTTTTGTTTGCGATATAGCTTTTGTTTCAAGATCTTGTTCACTATAAACAGGCTTTCGATCAAAGGGACCTCGAATAACACTTCGATCCTCTGAAGTTTTAGGCTGACCAATATCCTGGGCTATTTTGTTGTATTCTTCCTGTAAATACGGTTGAAATAGTTGTTCGTATTGTTGGTATTTTTGTATTGTCTCCTCAAAACTTTTTTCTTTGTTTTCTTGCTCTTCAATGGAAGGAGGTTTATTTAATGGTTTCCCAGTATAATACGATGTATTTGTATATGCACTTTGTCGTACAGCTTCTTGGACTTCTGGTGCTTCGTTTTCTGTCTGCTTTTCAATTTTTTGTATTTCACCTAATCTCTGTGCTGGATCTGGTGCATTGATAATGCTATCCTGGCGTTGTCGTTCTATTTCCAGATCATTATATGCCTGGTCCAGAATATCATCTAAATAATTACGCTGTGGCTGTGTGTTAAAAGGATCTGCCATTATTTATTTTCAAGCTGTGTTAGCAATGGAATAATTCCTTTTCCATATTTTTTAATTAAATCTTGAGATGCTCTTTTTTCTGCTAACTTTCGTTGTACTGTAGGGTTCAATCCTGATGCTTCTTTCATGTATTTTTTTATATTTGTAAAAATTTCATTTGTTATTTCACCTCGGCTTCTATCTATTTTTCTTACATCTGGTGTTTTTCGACCATATTGTTGTGCTAATCCTGCTAATTTTAAACTATCTCCATATGCTTTTTCTTGTTTTCTAAATAATTCAGCACCTGGTCTTGGTAAGTATTGTATTGATTTTACATTATCACCATCTTCATTTACTTCTGTAACAACTGTTTCTTTGCGACCAAGATCTCTAAATTCTTTTTGTTTTTTACCAAATCGAAGTATATCATTTTGTGGAGATGCTTTCCTCATTTCTTCAGCATAGGTTCTTTTTGCTTTTAAAGAATTTGTTTTCTTTTTTGTTTTTCGATTGCTTACATTATTAAGTAATTGCTTTTGCCAATCTTCCATTATTTTCCACCTCCCATTTTTAAATAGAAATCATCTATTTCCTCATCTGTCATAAATGGTCTCAATTGCTTTCTCATTTCAGTATCATCAATTTTTCCAGTACGATAACCAGCGTAAGCACTTGCTAATGCTGTAGCATTTTTTATTCCTGCTTTTTGAGCATATACATCAATTGATCTTTTGTCATCTAAAGTTAAAGATCCTCTTGCTTCACCTGTTGATGGATCAAATCCACCCCCTTGATACCTGGTGTCTCCAGATGGGGTACTATAGGCAACTGCATTACCATATTTGCTCATAGCATCCATGTACGATTTATCTTGTGCTTGTTGCTGTCCTTGTCTTGCACCATATTCTGTTGCTCCTGCCTGTAATGCTGTATTTGCACCACCTGTAATCATAGAAGTCAAAGCACCTCTACGCTCTGAACTATCTTGATCCATTGCCCTTGCATAATTCATTTTTGCATTAGATTTCGCTGTTTCTTCATTTTGATATATATCTCTGGATGTATCTGTAACTGTTCTTCTTACATCAGCTTCAGACTCTCTTAATCCTCTTTGTAAAGCTACAGAATTACCCATTCCCTGGTTAATGGCACTACCTATATATTTATTTCTGGCTACTTGAGCATTGTTTCCTGCCTGTGTCCCCACTTTATTTAATATATTAGATTCCTGTGCTTGAGATAAATTTCCATTCCTGGATCTTTCTCGTAGCATCTGACCATACTTGGTATTCTGAAATCTTGGTTGTAATAATCGTGAACCACTTTGTGCCATATTACCGACACCTTTAGCGATCATCATCATTGTTGCTGGATCAATAGCCATAGTTACTCCGTTTCAATTCTCATTCGTTCTACCGAGAACACATTGGTACTCGATGGGGTTGTTAGTTCTATTTCAAAGTTTTTACCGTAGCGTTTAATAGGAAACCTGTTTACGCCACCATCGGCTGTAATATCTTTTGTAAAGGATACACTTCCTGCACCATCCAGGTATATATTTACGGTTAAAGTGTCTGTGCCTGTAAATTTTACCATACCATAGCGAAGTAGTTTTTTTTGGTCTAAATCCAATCGGAATCGTTTACTTTTCCAGGCTATTCCTACTGCTTCTGGCACATCAAATTTCTTTACATCGGTATCTGTATTATCCCAGGCTACTGGTCCACTATTTTCACCAAAGGTTAGTATATCTAAATTGGTAGAAGTGTTTACTTCACGCCAGGTTTTAAGTGTTATATGATATGCCCACACCTCTTGGGTTGCAGGGCTTCCTGTTTGCCATGTATACAGGATTTCATTGTTCTTTTGATCGTAGACACCCTTGATGCTTTTTTTGTCTGTAGCAAGTAAAAATTGATCCTCTATTCCTAATGTGATTTTCTCCATAACAGAGGGAGTTGCATCGGAACTGGCTATTGTATTTGATTCTAATCTGTAAATACCATCGTGGTGTACAAAATAAACACTGTCATGTACTTCAACAATACCTTCTGGTGCAATGTTACCTATATTAATTTTTGATTCTTTTCGCACCCAGCTGGTTGGAGAAGAAGGATTTACTACATCCAGGACAAATATAGCCTGGGCTTTAAATACAATAAGTCTACCAAACAATTCTGATAACCCTGTAATCTGTCCCCCTTCACGATCTGGAAAAGGAATTACATTGCTGACTGGTCTTACATCGTAAGCATTTAATTCACTGTACGCTACCCAATCATTCTGCACTTCGTTTTCATTACCAGGATCTAAAACAATATTACCTAAAAACAATCTACCTTTTAAGATCTTGGCATACTGTGCATTAATTTTTATTTTAGTTTCTTGACCATAAGGATGTTCTCCTAACGAATTTGATCCTTTGTCTATTACAGCTATTTCGTTTACATCTGCACTTACAACAGCAGAAACATCTGAAAATGTAGATATGATTACTTCGCTATCGTTCCAGTTTCCACTTTGTGGTCCTTTATCTACCTCAATCATAGTAAACCCTAACTGCTCATCAAAAGTAGTGTAGGCTTTTTCTATTTTTAATGTTTTTGAAGTAGAAGAGGGCTTTGTTGCTGTAAACTTTTGTCCTACAATACTATTTATCTTCATGGTTCCATCGGTATCTCTCCAGGGAGCCATTGTAAAATCTCCATTACTATCTTCGCTGGGTTGTGGCATAATAATACCCATATACTTCCCAGCAAATGCACCTTCACTTTTGGTGCTTACAATCGTATTCCATCCTGGTCCAAACTTTTCTCGATACATTTTCCAGGATTCATTATGAAAACGACCATTCATATTATCATCAGTTGTCATTTTATACCATCCAGTTACCGATAAAGCATCTGCTTTTATTGAAGCGTATTTACTGTGTTCTTTTGCTAATGATGAATCTCCTGCACTCCCATCCCATCCTCTGGTTACTTGTAAATCATTACCAATTACAGCATTTACATAAATTCTTTCATAATTGTCTGCATCATCATCTTCACTCCCCTGCGAACTTCCAACAGTCAAATCTCTAAATCCTAATCTGTATGTTCCATTTTGTACTACATTACCCGATGCATTATTAACAGTTATTGTTGTGTCTGTAGTAGTTAAATCTTCATTTAATGTAGCACCTGTCGCTTCATATCCTGTAATCGCATCTACTGTTTCAATTTTTTGTTTTTCAAAAGATCCAACCTTAATTGCAAATTCGCTATAAGTAGACTGCCAATCATACTTATCATTATCAGTAATCCCACCTACGTTATTTGTAACATTTCCTGTGCTTCCATCATTTAACCAGTTTTTTATTGCATTGTCCTGGTCTTTTACAAAAATGGTCTTATCATTAAATACTTCAAAATTCATAACCAGTTCTGTGTCTGCTGATGTTGTTACATTAAGAGTATCATCTCCTGTATCTACAAAATTATAAGAAGTAATTAGTTTATATGTTTCATACACTCCACTTAATTTATCTGCACGATATACATTAATTCCTGTAATACGCTTACTCATAGTGGATATAGGTAAATTCAACACAAGTTTTACTTCTGATTTACTTACATTGTCATTATCCCCAGTATTTGATACAACCTGTTTTAGACTTTCATCATTAATCTGTGTTTCTTGGACACCATCATAAACTGCTGTTACTGTGTATTTAACGGTATCAGACTGTCGTATTTCTTCATCGGTAACCTTTAATTCTACAGTTTTAAAAGTAAATGGATTTGTAAGCCTGTTTGCTTCAGCAAAAAATGCAGGACCGTATACAGTGTTTCCATTAAACAGACTACGATCAATATATCCTAACCAGGCTCCCTTTGCCTCATTACTGCCCACCTTTGCAATATTACCTGGCAATACTCGTAAGGTATCTCCAAAGGGTATAATTGGGTTTCTGTCCTTTTTATGATATAAAGCTGGTATATCATATTTACTGGTAACATCAATCCATCGATATTCACAATCGCCAGATCCATTCCAGGTATTTGCCAACCAACCAATGTCAGTCATTCTGTATAAATCAGCACTATTTGTAGCAGGAGATCCAATTTGAGATGTTGTACCATAAACACCAATATATCCTTTAGCGTGTTCAAAAAACACTTCTCCACCATTGGATTCTGTTACACAATCAGCAAAACAAGTTGGATTCCAATTTGCCTTATCACCAGATGCTTGAGTATTTGCAACCTTAACAGATAGCCCACTACTCACTGAATATATTGCCCCATGAACAACAGAAGGACTTTGAACATCATCTGTTCCTACAATTAAATACCTGTTTCCAGGAGAATTATTTGTTGCATTTACAAATACTATTGTTGTATCGTTTGTAAAAACACCTGTATTAATATCTGAAAATCCATTAGATAGAGAATTATTGATATGAGTAGAATATTTTAACTTTGTATCACCACTTCCATCAATGTAGTGAACAACAACACTTTCACTTCGATTGCTGTTTTGCCCAAAATCTGTTTTGGTTATATGAGACAAGTTTCCAGAAATGCTTAATGCAAAAGTATACCAGTTGCTATTACTGGTATCTAAAATGTCTTGTGCATACAAAACAAAGTTAGAACCTGGATCACGAACAATAATTAAATATTCATGATTTACATCAGATGATGATACTCCTCCCGAACTTGTAAGTAAATTTGTTTGAGTTATTGAAGTCATCCCTGCATATTGAGAGGAATCAACAGTCGTGCTTATATTTGCATAACTATTACTGGATGGGGTAAGCCTAATTAGCTTATTGTCTTTAATTAACACATATAAATTATTATTAGCTATGGTCATCCAGGATGCATTTGTAAGGGCAGTATCAGATACATTAGCTTGGACTACTGTTTCTTCAACAGAGCCACCACTGGTACAAGTATATTTTACAATAGCGTTATAATGAACTGTCGGAGATCCATCACTATAGCTATAATGAACATAAACTGCATTATTAAAACCAAGCATACTACACACTTCAAACCCTGTCTTTCCTCGATTTGCATTGTAAAAAGTTTCGTTTAAATCTGCTACCGTCGAACCTACTGTTGTCACAATAGAGGTACTATTTACAGTTGCCAAACACAGCACTCTCCCATTCATAGATGCAATTCCTATCTTTTGCACTGAATTTTGAGATGTACCCCCATAAGTAACCGTATCTGTAATTAATGAATGTGAAGCGTGTTTACCTCCAAATGATAATTCATTAGCCCCTGTAGGTCTACTTGTTTCAAAAAAACTACCACCCCATGTCTGGGCAGTATCTGTATTGATTCCTACTTTATCTGTATCTGGAATTACATCAGCAGATTCATATACTCCTATTGGTGTTGCTGGGCTCCCACTTGTGATAGATGTTTGTGGGGATGCATTGTTTTTAATATCCTGTACTAATACCTGGTCATCTTCTGTTATACCATGTGCTGATGCTGTTTGAAACCATACAATATTATCTTCTATTTGTAAATGATCTGTTACATCGGGCAATGAACTATCCCACCACCATAATTTTACGGATTGATCGGTAGCTTCTACCGTTACCAATAAATATCGATACCCATCTCCTGCATCATTAAGATCTCCTTCAAACTTATCCGATACAAATGTAAATATATTATGTACTGTATAGGCTTTGGTTGGGCTATAGGAAGCGTTTACAAAGGTTAAGCCAATAGAAGGTATACCCGAAGCTGTTCCAGCCCCAAATGTCTTTTCTAATTTTCCTGCCTGGATCTTTAGGTTTTTTATTTCCTGGGCAACATTATCTGGAAGATCTTCAATGTCAACATTGGTTAAAACCCCATCAAATTCTTTTATATCAATAAAATTTGCCATTAATCTTCTTCTTTTAAAATATTTATTAATAAAGTTGGATCTTCTTCTTCAATATCAGTATATACAAAAACAGTTGTTGGGCAATTAGGACATGACAGATTTGTAACAATTCCATCTGTATCTATTCCATGATCTTCATAATCGTGATCACCACCCCATATTAATTCAGTATTACAATGATAACAGTTCATTAAGGATTTGGATAATTAGGGTATATAGGATCAATTAATGAATTAGAGGAAGAATAATCAAAAGGTAACCCTTCTCCTACGACTCCAGTAGCTGGATTCTGGTTGTATTTACCCAGATATTCATAAGCCCTGGTCAAAGCATTGTTCATGCGATCTTGTTTATTTACAGTTCTCCATAACTCTGCTTCTGCAAATTCCAGGATTGCATCGTGAAAAATAGCATTTAAATCTGAATCTATTGCTGGGGATGCTGTGCTGTTCAATACAGCAGGTGTTTTCATGTAGTAGCAATCTACCTTTGCAGTATTATTATAAATATATATTCTGTTTTTAAATATAAAATACACTGGTTCTGTGCCATTAAAGGCAACATACCCTGTGCTAAAATCTTTAACCATATCAAAAGATACTTTGCGAATAAAGGTACTATTTTTAATTCGTATGCCTAAAATACCTAATGGTCCACCAAATGGATCCGAGTCTAATGCTCCTGCTTGGGTTGGTATAAAATAGCTACTAAAATGACTATCTACATCGGTATCAGTAGACATAGTAATATCGGTTTTAATTACTTGTAGATCAGTTAATAAATGTGGGTGTAACGACTGAATCACTTTATCCTGGGCACGATTCAAATATCGTTCTTTGATAGTCGTAGAAAAAAGATCCCCTGCTGTATCTTCCATTCTATCGCCTAATATGGTTACCATGTCTGCTGTTGTCATAATATTTCCAGTTATTACAGCCCCAGGAAAACCCCAGGGCTGTAATCGTTATTCAGTTACTTATGCGTAATCCAATGGTGAGTAAAGATCTTCTACAACACAATGAGCCTTACGGTTTGTAACAACCATATTCCCATAAGTATGTACTTTCTGCACAAATGTGTTACTTTGTGTATCTTCAATCATATCGGATGCAGTGAACTTTGCACCAGAGTTAAAGAACATATGCAAGTATTCTGTGTTGATAAAATAAATTCTACCATCAAAGTTTGTACTTGCTACTGCTGGAGAAGCAACCTGCTGTTGTGCAGTTACCATATCCTGGTCAGCTATAATGTCAATTCCTCTGAAGTTTAATCCAGTGAATCCCATTGAACCCATTTTTTCAGACATTTTACTACCTGTTTTTCGTGGATCAATTTCGCTTTCAATGAGATCATACAAATACTGTGGCACAACAATTAAATCTGGGTTTTCACCAGTTTGAGCCCTTGCATTTGCAACACCTTTAGCAAGAATACGAAGGATGTAAGTGTTTTTACTTGCATCAACCATATTAGCTTCTGATATATATTGAACTCCAGCATCTGGAGAATCACCTACATAATCACCACTTGCATCAGAAAAACTATCATGATCTAATACAGGCGTTTTCCACCATGAATTAGATCCAGGTGCAAGACCACCAGCAGTTGCTGAATCATCCAATAAAACACCTAATGGATTGAAGGCATCGGTTGCCAATGAAGTTGCAAACAAATTCTCTGCGACTTTCTTCTCTAATCCTTTTTGAAGGTTTTTTACTTTTGCACCGACAATGTTTTTGATAGCTTGAGGGCTATTCATTAACAATGTTTCTTCCTTTGTTACAAGAAAGTGACCTGTTAGCATTGTAGGATTGTAAGATGCTGTTTTTGCAATTTCAGCTTTTACTGGTGTGTACCCAGTTGCAGGACTATCTGCATTGGCGAGACCATGTCTATCACCAAATACGCTTACACCAGCATCTGCGTGTTCTATTGGTACAACGATTTCACGACCATTAAAGGTCTTTGCTTTTGCCTTCAGTATTGCAAGTAATGGATGAGACTTCTTAAAGATGTTGTCATACAAAACAGGCATATAATACTGTTGGATTAAGGCACTTAATGAAGCAGAACCAGTTCCACTTACTACTATGTTAGACATACGCTAACTCCTTATTTCCGTTATGAATTAAAAAATGTTGCCACATCAATATCTTCGTAATTCGTGATCTTTGATTGTTTGTCACTCTTTACGCCTACTTTCTTTTGGACATTGACAGGCACAGATGGTTTTGCTTTTACAGGAGTTTCTATTTTCGGTTTATCAAAACTCATGACTTTGTAGGCTTCTTCCAGTGTTAGTAATCTTCCAGTCTCTTCGTGGGCGTTTATTGCATAGTCTAATACTTCCTGGACTTGCTCACTTTTTAACGAATATTGTGCTTGGAGATTGGACATCGACTGGTCTAAAACCTTTTCAGCTTCCATCATTTCTACTTTTTCCTTTGCTTCTGTTAATTCAGATTCAAAGGGATTCGGAAGATCCTTGTTTTCCATCTTTAGGGACTGTTCAAACAGTTGCCCTGCTTCTTCACCAAGTTCATCTTCAATCGCTTCTTTCAGCGTATCTCTGAACTCTTCCGATTTGTTTAGTTGTTCTACTAATTGAACCAAAGGCTCTACAGCCCTACGTTGATCTGCTACTTCCTGGGCTTTCTCCGTATTGGATTTGCTCCATTCGTGGCGATTATCAGCATCTTTTTTCCAGGACTCTATATCTTCAACAGTGAATTGTTCGCCATCTTCTGTTTCGTAGTATGATGTTTCCTCTTCACTATCAGATAGTTCCTGTTGTGGTTCATTAGGTTCTTCTGTTTCGGCTGGTTCTACTGACTCTGTGGTCACAGCCTGTTCTGTATTCGATTCCTGTTTTGATTGCTCTCCCAAGAGTTCCCCAGGGATCGGAATATTGTCGTAGTCATCCGTAGAGGGCTGTACTTCACCCACTGTTGGATCCCCACTAAAATTTCCCACCTGTATCTGTTCAGATTCTGGTGTTACTTCTAAATTTGTTGTTCCTACTACATTTATTTCTGACATGTTGTTATCCTTTCAGTTGGTCTTTCGACACTGGTTTTGTTGAAAAAAACATTAATAAAACACACCGTTTCCCAGCGTGTTGAGTTACCTTATGCTTCATAGGGTTGTTCCGTTTCCCTGCTGAATACAATACACCATTTAAATAATGGTCTTTGATCTCAAATTCTTTTCCCTCTTGTTCAAAGAACAAATTGCCACCCTCAAATAAATTATTAGGGCTTAATAACAATGTAGATCCATAATTACACCATGCCATATGATTGTCTACCAGTTTTCCATCTTCTTCTTTGCATCCATCGTAATGCCATTCATGTCCTTTTGGTCGTGTCTCTATTCTCCAATAACTTGGACTTGTTAATACTAATTCCTGGTCATCTAATTCCGATTGATACACTTTTGCTACCTTTTGTATGATTTCATGAGAAAAGTCAGAATACATAGCCCCAGATTTCCCCATATCCTGGAGATCTTTTGCTTCGGTAGGTGTAAGTATGCCAGAAATAACCTGGATCATTAATATCCTTTTTGTGGTTTTGAAGAAGTTAATTTTGTCTTTTCTCTTCTTTTCTTTCTTTGTTTTTCTTGTGCTTTATTAGTTTGATTTCTTTGTGTACTTACTCCCCCACCATCGGGATCTAAAAAATTCTTTTCTATTTTTGGTGCATAATGTGTATAATTACCTTTTTCCATAGAAAAAACCCGATCCAAAGATTCATCACTATCATTACCTACAGATTTCGGCATCTTCTTGCTTTTTGCTAATTGTTTTTTATAGGAGGCAACGCCTTCCTTTGTGTATTTGAACTTCTTCGTTTTACCTTTTATTTTTAGTTTTGGCATTGTGTTATCCTTTTGTTAAGTGATGGGCAGAAAAACCTCAAGCCCTGGGTTGATCCATATTTGGATCTTCTCCCTGCCCACCAACCAATCCTGCTACAGTGATAATACGGTCCTGTATCTCACCTGGTAGTTGTTGAAAATCTGGCGTTTCAGCCAAAGCTGGGTTTGCCATTATTAATTGTGCTAATTGTTCTTCTGCTGGTCCTCCCATTCCTTCCTGCATGATAGCTTCAATCAACATTCCTAATTGCTGTTGAAGTTCTTCTGCCTGTTGGACTTGTTGCTGTGGGGGAACCATCTGGTTACGAACATACCAATTCTGTATAATGTCCTGTTTATCGCTTACATTAAGAGCATTAACAACCTCTTCAATACCATAGATCCCTGCTTGGTATAATTCCATTGCTCGTTCTTCGTTAGCGACTCTGCCCTGGGCATATCTGGATCCATTAGTAACATCTACATCAAATTCACTATCTGCTAATCGCTTGGCTGTTCCAGGATTAAACTCTGGTGTACCTTCTTCGTTTCCATCTGCATCATAGACAGCCATTGGATTGTACTCTGTAAACTCAAATGAGCCTTCTGCATCTCGCTGTCTAATAGATTTAATCTCTTCATCAAAGGTTAAGATCATCTGCACCATGTACTCACCAATCTCTTTTGTAAGCCTGGACACTTCTTTGTTTATTTTAAATCTTTGCCTGGTTTGACTGGCTTCCTGCAAAGCTACAATGGCTCTACCAGAAGTAACTCCTCCTGGCTTTCGACCTTGTGTAACATCATTTACACCAGTTATGTTTTCCATAAACTGACCAACCTGGGCAATATAATTCTGTATATATCCTGGAATAGGTGGTGGTGACTCAAACGTAACATCGCTTGGATCTACTACAGTTATTTCTTCTCCAGGGGCTCCTGTTATTGGTCGGGTTAATTGACCTTTGGCTCGTTGGGTTACCTTCCGAATTGGAAACCCCATACGCCTAATATTTTCATTAATAGCACTAAAGGTTTCATTCATCGCTTTGGTCTGTGTTCGGACTAATTCTGTTTCACCAATACCCCAAAAGTTGTGTGGTGATTTATAGTTAGACACCATAAATACTGGCATCCTGTATAATTCTAATGGCTCATCAACAATCAGTTTATCATTGACAACAACCGTATGCCTACCATTTGGATATTTTTCTTTATCAGATTCGTTACTATAGCATTCAATAACCAATGCCATATCATAATCAGACTCTGCATTTGCACTTTCTATTCCCCCATTATCCGTTACCTTTTGGTATGCTTTATAATCATCTAACTTTCCATCTGCACTTACCTTAACGCCAAACTCCCTAAAGATCCTGGAAGTCTCCATAGGTACAGCAAACATAAAGTATTCTCCTGCTTTTAAATCTAAATCAGTAGCATAAGGATGAGGGACCACTGTAAATGGATCAATTACTTGTATATCAAATCCCTTAAATACACCCTCTTCTGTTAAGGATGGCAAGATCTGTAAGAATCCATTGGAGTAAATTAAACTATCTTTTACTGCCTGGAGGATCTGACCATATAAATCAGTCTCTTCTACGATCTGTTGAAATCTTTTCTGCATCATTTCAGCAAAGAATATGTCGTTCTTTTCTCGTGGCATTACATCCACTGTAGGCTGAAAGTCATTAAT